CACAACCACTCCAGTTCTTGATGTTCCGCACTCGCGCAGAACTGCGACTATGGCCGATTATCATTGGGCTGATCTCATCGATGATGAGGATAAGGTTCGTATGTTGATCACCCCTGAGTCGAATTACGCCAAGTCTGGTGCCAACTCAATGGCTCGTGCATTTGATGATTTAATCATTGCTGCTGCCACTGGTAACGCGGTTGATGGTGATGGTGCCAACGTGGCGCTGCCTGCTGGTCAAAAAATCGCTCATGGGTCTGCTGGTTTAACCCTTGCTAAATTAATAAGCACTAAAGAGATCCTTGATGGCAACGAGACTGATCCAGATGAGGAGCGTTTCTTTGTACTAGGATCTCAACAGGTTTCTAACTTGTTAAACACCACAGAAGTGAAGTCTGCCGATTACAACTCTATCAAAGCACTGGTCCAAGGCGACATTGACACCTTTATGGGTTTCAAGTTCTTGCGCTCTGAGCGTTTAAACCTTAACTCCACTCAGCGTAAGTGTTTTGCATTTAGCAAAAGCGCATTGGGCTTAGGGATTGGTAAGGATGTGACGACCAAGATTGATGAACGCCCGGATAAGAGTTACGCCCATCAGGTGTACTTGTCATTTGTTGCGGGGGCCACTCGCATTCAAGACGAATGTGTTGTTGAAGTGCTTTGTACTGAAGCCTAGTTAAAAAAGTAGCAGCAACCAAGGGGCTGAAATACGCCCCTTTTTTAACTAGGGGGTAGTCATGGCGAGTAAAGTTTCAATCTGTAACCGGGCTTTGGCCCTCTTAGGCGCTGACACCATTACCTCTCTTACTGACGGCACGACTGAGTCTAATGTGTGTAGAGCTGTATACGCTGACGCGCGTGATGCGGTACTGAGGTCGCACCCTTGGTCTTGTGCCATTCAACGAGCAACACTTGCTCAACTAACCGCAGCACCAGTTTGGGGTTATAGCAAGGCATATAGCCTGCCTAATGACCCGTATTGTCTTGCTGTTCTGGACCTTAAAGAGTCTTCTCAATATCGTATAGAAGGTCGAACCCTGGTATGCAACACTGGAACAGCAACTATTAAATATGTTGCCCGTATTACCGACCCTGGGCAGTTTGACCCATCTTTAGTCTTTTCTTTAGCGTGTCGAATCGCTGCTGAGATTTCATACGCATTAACTCAGAATCCATCACTTTCAAATGATATGTGGCAACTGTCTGAAAAAGCCATTACCGATGCGGCGACAGCCGATGGTGTCGAGGTGGGTTCTGAAGAAATTACAGCCACCATATTTGCTGGGGTTCGCGCATGAGGCTAACCCCAATTATTAATAGCTTTTCATCGGGTGAGTTATCGCCTCGCTTGATGGGGCGCACTGACTCACAAAAATACAACACTGGCTGTGAGGTCATGGAAAACTTTATCGCACTGCCCCACGGGGGGGCCAAGCGAAGAGGCGGTACACGCTTTATTAACGAGGTTAAAAACTCAGCCCATACCACCCGACTTATCTCATTTGAGTTTAGCGTTGATCAAACCTATGTCTTAGAGTTTGGCAATAATTACATGCGCTTCTATACCAATGGTGGTCAAGTCCAAGTTAACTCAGCGCCGTATGAGATCACTACCACCTACACTCACTCTCAGGTTAATGAGCTACAGTTTGCTCAGAACGCTGACGTAATGTGGATCACTCACCCTAACCATCCACCCAGAAAACTAACAAGACTTGCTCACGCAAGCTGGACGATTGCTGATGAAGTATTTAAGAAAGGCCCATTCTTACCTGTTAACCAAGACGAAGCCCTTACGCTTACTTTTGCCTCCACAAGTGCTGCGACTCAAAATCTCACTGCCAGTGCTGCTTTGTTTGACGCTTCTCACGTTGGTACTGATTGGCTAGTAGATACCAACCCGGGCAATAACACTGGCGAGGTCGTGTGGGTCCGTATTAATAGTGTAGCGTCGGCCACAGTAGCGAATGTTACCGTTAAAGATTTGGCCTACATGCCCGCTGACACTAATGCGACCAACCTATGGCAAGAAGGGGCTTTTAGCAGTCTCAGAGGCTTTCCTGCCGCAGTTGTGTTTTATGAGCAGCGTCTTTGGTATGGCGGCACTGCACACAAGCCTCAAACGATATGGGGGTCAAAGCCTGGCATTTATGAAGATTTTAACCCTAGTGCTAATGCTGATGGCGGGGTGAGCTATGCGATTGCGAGTGACCGAGTCAACAACATTAAGTGGATGGCCGCCCAACGTGTGCTGATTGTCGGTACATCGGGCGGTGAGTTTAGAGTGACAGGCGGCAATGAGTCTGCAATCACCCCGACTAATGTTGATGTTCGTAGACAGACCAGTTATGGATCTAAGCTGGGCCATCCAGCCTATGTTGGCTCAGATATATTTTTTATTCAACGAAGCGGCACCCAAGTTCGTAACGTGGCCTACAAATGGGAGAGCGATAGCTTTCAATCTGACGACGTCACTTTCTTAGCCGAGCATATTACTAAAGGGGGCTTAACTGCATTAGCGTATTCAAACGTGCCCGATTCAATTTTATTTGGCCTACGAGCTGATGGTGCGCTGCTGATGCTGACCTACGAGCCAACCCAAGAAGTCATTGGATGGCATCGACACACCACGGATGGAAGTTACAAAAGCCTTGCCGTCATATCAGAAGATGGGCCAGATCAGTTTTGGTTTGTGGTTAAGCGCGTAGTTGGTGGCGCAACTAAGCAATATATTGAACTGTACACCCCAGACATTTTTCTAGACTCAATGATCTCATACTCTGGTAGCGCAACATCTGCTGTTACAGGGCTTGCTCACCTAGAGGGCAAGACTGTGCAGATTACAGCCGATGGGGCGGTACACCCCGATCTTGTCGTTTCTAGCGGGTCTGTTGCTCTTAACTACACCGCTACTGACATTAAAATTGGCCTTAAATACGTTTCAAAGCTCACACCGATGCGGTATGGGTTAAATACAAAGCAAGGCACAACCCTTGGCAAAATGAGGCGATGGAACGAGATTTTTGTTCGTTTAGAAAAATCATCCATCCCGACTATTAACGGGCAACGTCCACCAGTGAGGTCGCCCAGCACTAATTATGGCAACGAGGAGCCTGTGATTTCTGAAGACATTCAAATTCGTAATACAGGCTATGACCTAGATGGCCGCATTGAAATTAAGCAAGACTTGCCGTTGGCCTGCCACATCGTTGCATTATTTGGCACATTAAGTGTGGGAGATTAAGCATGAGCCTTATGACATTTCTGCAAATTGCTGGAGCAGTCAAGCAGCACAGCGATGCTAGTAGCGCAGCCTCAGAGATGCGTGAAGCTGGCGAGAAGAATGCCCAGCTATCCGAGTTAGAGACACAAGAGCGTCTTAGGCGCTCACGCTACAAGTTTGATCAAGAGCAAGGCCAGCGAGTAGTGGCCTACGCCAAGTCGGGTGTAGATCTATCCAGCGGGTCAAGTCTGGCTGTAATGGCTGAGGCAGCTAATGTGGCAGAGCGTGAAATGGCCTTTACCGCAGAGCAGGGTAAACGGACCGCATCAGCGAGAAGAGCAGGAGCAGCCGCGCAGGCAGATTCAATGAGCAGTCAAGGCCAGAGCTTATTGATTAGCGGCGTGGGTAAAGTGGGCAATGACAATAATTGGTGGGGAATCCAAGAGTGAGAATACCAAATATAAACCAAACGGGTGTGCCTGGTGCTGAACAAATAAGTTTAGGTGCTATCTCTTCTGCTGCTTCAGCCAAGATGCAAACAAACTCAGCACTCAATAAAGTAGTTAATGATTATCAATCTAAGGTCGTAAAAGCTGAGACTGATGAAGAGTACAGCCGTTTATCTAACGGATTCTCACGCGACACCAGTGCTGCAAAAGATGAGATCTACAACCAAGCTAGGGTTGATGAGAATGGAGCGCCTACTCATGGCACCATGCTAGAACAATACCAAGCGGCTCACATTAAGATTGCCAAAGACTACAGTAGCCGCGTTAAATTTAACCCTAATCAGGGCGCATTTACACGATACGCAGACTCAACTTTAACGAATAACACCAACGCAGTCAGGGGTGAAGTGGGTCGTAGAACAATTAGCCACCTGTCAGGTGCCTACGAGCAGTCTAGGATCGACTTAATGCAAAGCCCTAACGGTATGTCAGAGTTTGCAGAAGCCCAGCAGAGCGCCTTAGAAGTGGGTTTAATTACGGCTGGCAAAATGGCCACCGACTTTGATGCCTTTCAGCATGAGCATCACACCAACCGCATTATGAGTGAGTTCCAAGCCGAGCGAGATTTAGGCCGTGGGCAAGAGTATTTAGATGGCATTGATCTGCCCCCCACATTTGATGAGGGTGAGCGACAGCAGATGGAAAACCGCATGAACGCTGAACTGCGTAACGATCAAGTGCTTGCAGATCGTGAGATTGCTAGGGTTGAGCGCGAGGCAAGAGAACTAGAAGCCAGGACCATGAAAGCTGCCAGAAAAGGCAAGATAATGCTTGAAAGCGGGCGCCCTATGACTGAGGGCCAACTTAGCCAAATCAATGACACCATTAGCCAACTCACTGATCCAGAGAATATTGAGCAAATGGAGATTGCCCGTGATGTGTATGGCAACGTGCAGTCATTAATGAGCATGACTCGTGAAGAGCGCACTGACGCGCTAAACCAGACCTTTGATCGTGATGCTGACTATCGTAATTCTGTTATTCACCAATCGACTCAAAAGGCTTACAGGGCCATTGAGCAATCTATAGCGGCTGATCCACACCAAGCATTCCTGATGTATGGCGGCGGTGAGCCAATGGAAAAGATCACAAAAGACACTATTGCTGAATCTTTAGCCACAGCCCAAGACAATCAAACCAAAGTCTCTGTGTGGATTGGTGAAGACGCGCCACCCATGAGTCGGTCACAGCTTAATGACCTAAAGACAATTGGTGTGCCCGCCTTAGATGACATTCTTACAGCCTACGACAAAGAAGAAGCCGAGCAAGTGCTTAACCTTTTATACAAAGAAGACGCTGGAGAGATGGCGGTTGTGGGGTCTTTAGCCCTCCAAAGTGACGGGGAGTCATCTTATAACGCTTACCTAGCGGGGGCATCTGCTCTAAACGCAAACCCTGACTACAAGTTAAGTGGCAATTTAAGGTCGAACAACGACACCCCACGCTCTTTGTTTTTCCAAGCCACTCAAGGTTTATTTCAATCTAGTAATACCAAAGCATCTAAAGCCATGCAATTAGTTGCTGACACCATTTACATTGGATTAGCAGAAAGGGATGGGTTGCAACCTGGCAATAATGCAGAACTAAATGTTGAGTTGTATGAGCAGGCTATAAAGCTAGCGGTGGGTAATATTGCTGAATACGGTGATAGCAAGATATTGCTACCTAGTCGCAACATGACATTTGATCAATTTGAAGCAAAAATCGATAGTTTGACAATGGAGCAGATCAACGAGATGGGTGGGTTTGCTGATATGCCTAAGCCTGGTAGAGATGCCAATCTTGGGCCTGCGCTTCCACCTAGCGACCTTGCTGTATTGCCAGTAGAGATGCTTACTAATCTTAAATCAGGTCAAGCAAAGCTAGTGCAGCACTCAGAGTTTGGTCAATACCAAGTTTTTTATGGCAACAGGCCCGTAACAAACGCAGCAGGCGCAATGTTTATCTTAGACTTTAGCGAGAAATAGAATGCTTCTTTATAACGCGCAAGAACCCACTGATTTTGAGAGTTACCAAGAGCAGGGTGACGTTGGATTTACCGATGTAGCAGGCGCTCAGATGGATACCTTTATGTATGAGGATCTATCCAACTCGCGTGACAGAAACCTAGACGAAGAGCTATTAAAAGAAGTTTATAAAGTTAACGGCTTGGCCCCTGAAATGTTTGGCCCAAAATCCCGGCCACAGACCAATCCAAACGCACCAAAGGTTCTACAAGACGCATGGAATAATACTGCTCAAGGGCAAGATGCTCTTCGCCTATCGGATTGGGAAAGTATGGTTGAACCCAACCTAGAGGCTCTTAAAGAGCGATTTCCTGATGCTAATATTCGTAACCGGGATGAGATTGATACCGACATTGCCGCCCAAGCCAAAGCCTATCGCGATGAGTTTGAAGAGCTCACCTCCTACGCCGACCCTTACGCCTCTTTTTTTGGCACAGTAGGGGGCGCTGCTGTTGCATCAATGGCAGACCCCATCAATATGATGACCTTACCTTTAGGGGCTGGCAACGTCGCTGGGGCGAGTTTTATTAAAGGTTTAGGGGTTGTGGTGGCGCGTAACTTTGGTATTGGTTTTGCGACTGAGGCCGCACTTCAACCTCTAGTTTACGATTATAAAAAAGAGATTGAATCACCCTATGACTTGCAAGATGCCTTATTTAACATGGCGGCTGCTGGGGTCGGTAATGGTTTATTAAACGGATTAGGCCATTCGATTGCTCGGGGGTTTGATAGGCTAGCAGGCAAACAAGAATTGCCCAATACCCATGAAACACGAAAACTAAGAAAAGACATCCCCC